TGATGAATCATTTAAGCCTGAAAAAGAAGTCAAAAAAATGACTTCTAAGAAAATCAGTGGTTTTAAGCATAATGTCTTTGGCAATGAATTAATCAAGCAATATCATATTTTAACAGTCAATAATCAACTTTATGTCTATGACGATGGTTTTTATCAGCAAGATGACCGAATCATTGAACGCAAGATGATTGAAATGTTTCCAGGCATTAAACAAACTCAAAGAAATGAAGTTCTAGCCTACATCAGAATTGAAACCCATAAGAATCCAGCAGATATTAAGTTGAATCCGTATATCATAAATTTAAAAAATACACGATTAGATGTTAGGACTGGTGAAAAGCTTGATTTTGATTACAAGCAAACTGAATTTGACCGAATACCAGTGGTTTATGATCCTGAAGCTTATAATTCTGATGTTGATCATATGCTTGATAAGGTCTTTGTAAATGATCAAGAGATTCGAGAATTATTCGAGGAAATGCTTGGATATTGTTTCATTAAAAACACCAGGTATCGGAAAGGTTTTATGTTTGTAGGTGGTGGCCATAATGGAAAATCAACTATCTTAGACATGATTAAGAACTTTTTAGGTAAGAGAAACTACTCAAGTATTGGATTAGACGAATTAGCTGATAGATTCAAGATTGCTGAATTAGAACATAAATTAGCCAATATCGGTGATGATATCAACAATGTATCTCTCAAGAAAACCGGTACTATTAAAAAGCTATTCACTGGCAACTCAATTACGGTTGAACGAAAAGGCGAGCGACCATTTGAACTAGAACCATATGCGAAAATGATTTTCTCAGCTAATGAGATTCCGCGTTCATATGATAAGACAGAAGGGTTTTATAGCAGATTAATGTTTATCCCATTTGATGCTGAATTTAGTGCTGATGATAAAGATTATGATCCAAATATTGAAGATAAGATTACTACCTACAACGCTATGAGCTATCTGTTAAATATCGCTTTAAAAGGTATTCAGCGATTAATGAATAAAGGTGAGTTTACTCAACCGCAGCGAGTGTTAGAAGTCATGAATCAGTATAGGACAGATAACTCAACAACTTTAAGCTGGGTAGCGGACCAAGAAATAACTTTGGAACAAGTTTTAGAAACACCAAGTTCAGATTTATATTCAGATTTTGCAGATTGGTGTAAACAATCAGGAATCAAAGCTAATAACGTAACTGGTAAAAAGATATTTAACCGAGAATTGATTGATAAATTTGATTTAGAAAGACGTCAGAAACAACATGGTGATGGTAAGCGATACTTTGTTGTTGCTCTTTAACTGTGTCTACCGTCTATCCAAAACGGAAGGAAGATGAAAATTTATGGCTTTAAAAGTTAAATTGCCAGGTGGATTTAGGATTGAAAATGACTTTTATCAATTAGTTTTAATTGAACAAATCAAAGTCAAATCGCCAAAAGCTAAAAAGAAATTCACTGAACGAAAATATTATGTTCCTAATATGAAAATAGCTTTAAAGACTTACGCGTCATTGAGTCTAATGCATGGGGACGATGTTATTAAATCAGTAGAAGAATACATCACTAAGCTCAATCAAATATACGGTAATGCTGCAAAAATATTAAAGAATGAAATGAAGTGATTCAATGCGTATCGAAAAAGGCAGTATTTTAACCAATGTCATGGACATACACGGCAAAACTCATAAGAAAAGCAAAGTGATTAATGTTTACGATAATACGTTGTGTATAGAAGATTTAGCTGATTTCAGTCATTGCATAGTTCATAAAATAAGTGTTGGGATGAAACCAATTAAATACAATCCGAAATATCACCATAATCATTTTAATTTACAAGAAAGTCAACATCAGAAAGTAGCTAAGCGATCACCAGTTAGAGTTAAGAGGTGGGCGTTTTGAATAAATATTATCTTTGCCGAACCTATGATAGCTATCGTTGGTTACTTGAAAGATTAAAAAGAAAATACTACACATGGCCTTTCCAAATTATTTGGAGTGACTGTGGTAGTAACACGATGATTAGAGTAGATGATGAAACTCGTAGGGCGAGCTACGGAAATTATTTACTGTATTTAACATCAGGACTAATCAACGAAAATCCAAAAACTTACATCGAGGTGACTGATTTAATGAATGATGAAAGTATTACGAAACCAACATATTACGCTGGTGACGATGGAAAGGATTTATTTGACCGTTTTGAAAGTGGATTAATGACACGTCAAGAAACCATTGGTTTTTATAAAGGCAACATTACCAAATACGTAACTAGATACGCTAAAAAAAACGGTGTTGAAGATTTGAAAAAAGCACAGGTTTATCTTGGCAGATTAATTGAATTCGAGAAACTAGCCGAAAACGACGATCGTATTGGAGCTTTTTAAAATGAACATAGTTAATTTATTCTTCGAGGTATTAGAAGCGACTTTTTATGGAATTGTGATTTGGTTAGTAGCTGAAAATTGGAGGAATCGTAAATGACACTGAAAGCTGGCGACAAATTAGTTTTGAAAATTGATGATGAACAGGCAGCTGAATTAAATGCTAGTTCAAGCACTAACGTTATTAGCTCGCAGATTTTAGGCAAGCTGTCTAAATTTACTAAGTCGGAAAGAATTAAGTTTAGTGAGGAGGAAATGGAAGAGTTTAATGATATTCGTTCGAGGGCGAATGAATTGCTTAAAGCACTAATGGTTATTATGAAAAGTTGTACCTATTATCCACATTTAAAACGATGGATTTTAGAAGAAGATCATCCATTGCCTCGTAACGAACGCGAGATTTTATTTGCAAAGGTTTGGGAAAATCCTGAATTGATTGAGGTTGTGAAAGAGAAAAGGTATTGCTTTCCATTGGGGCTTAAAACGTCAGATGGAAGAATGCAATACCTATCGTGCAAGTATGGTTGCTACTTTGCCAGTCGTAGAGACAATAAGCTGAAGCAAACATTTACTGAGTCTGAAACTAGAACACTACATTTGACTACAATTGACTTAGAAAAGTGCAAAATGGAGGTTAAGTAATGAGTGTTGAAAAATCTTTTAAAGATGAACATGGAACTGTAATTCGTGTAAAGATAAACCGTTCAAATATTGAATTAACAGGAAATGATTCTGAGGAACCTTATTTTTCATTGAAAGAATCAAGTGATCTTTTAAAATTTATCATAACAGGTGCTTATGCGGTTTGGAAAAGCTTCAAGCCAAAAGAAGCCGATTCTATGGGCAGTGATTATTATGAATTTTATGATAGAAAGTCTTATTGCAATGGGTATTTATCAGTAAACAGTCAAGGGCTTGACTTTGATAGAGGATATTTGAATGGGGAAACAGACCTTTGGTACAGGTTTAATAAAGCAAAATGCCAGTCATTTATTTATGATGTTTTCAAGTTTTTCCCAGGATTAAAAGTATTGGAGGAAACGAAATGATACTGAAAACTAGAGAAGAATTGCTGACTAATCTCGGAGAGCTTAACGGATATTACGACCAGTTACGGATTTTTCAAGCAACAGACGTAACGTATACGCAACAGGAGGTTCAAAAGATTCTAAATGCACCAACTGAGGAACAAATGAAATGCAAGTTTTGTTATAAACCATTTATTCCTCTGTATTCAGAAACAGATACAGCTTCTGGCTTAATTGAAGAACATAAAGTTTTTGGAGTATACGCAGATGGTAAAAAGCTAATAGGATTGAAATTTTCATTCTGCCCTATGTGTGGCAGAAAGCTGGGAGATGAGTAGCATGTGGGTATCAATATGTTTAATTGCTTTTATGATCTTATGCGGTTGGATTGTTTATTTAGACAAGAGGTGAAGCAACGATGAGTAAGCGAAATAAGAAACGTTCAACAATCAAAAAGAAACACCGTCGTATGAAACAACACGAGTTGGATCATCAGCAAGCAGCTATCCAAGCCAAAAAGGATCGTCACAAAAAATTAGTAAATTATGTTCGTTACCATTTACGAGTAGGTAATTTTAGTGTAACTACTGCTTCTGAAAAATTAGGTGTTGATAAACACACCATTTACGATGTTTTACGTCAGC